CTAAGGGCGCGCTTGTCGTTGCTGTGTGGTTAGTGTTAATACACTAGCTGCATCTTCAGAGAGCGTTTCAATCTGTGTACGGGTTAATAACTTGGCTTTGAGCATTTCGTTTACCGTATACTTTGTTTCATCCGTGCCGGCGGCAAGCAGATAGCACCATACAATAGTGTTAGCTTTATGCGCCTGTGGTATCGTGTCCGCACAACCGCGCCCTACGGTCATTGTGCCAGTTTTAAAATCCACAGCATCAATTCTGATGATCTCATCGTCAATCATAACTGCTTCGGCGTACTGTAACGCTGCGTAATCGCCCGCTAACTTAAATTTAAACGTGGTTTGGTACGCTGTCGCAGGCTCTTCGAGTTTGATATACGGTGTAAATGAGCCGGTCGTCGTTTGCGTATAACCGGCACCCGCATCAACTAACATCTCATAACCGACCGACAGTGCGCTCGGTTGAGTTGCCAAGCTCCACACAAAACAATCGGTCGGTTTAACAAATGCAAACTCCGCTTCACTTAACACCAGTGGTAACACGTGATACGGTACCTCAAGTAATCGCGCCTCATTAATCGGCTTGGCGGTGTAATCCGGCGGCACATAAAGCGACTCGCTTTTTTGTGTTGAGTAATTTGCAGCCGGTAAACCGAACACATCTTGCATACAAGTCACTATAAGCTCGCTTTCATTACCATTTTCAATAGCACCGACACGAAAAACCGCACTTTCAATTCCACGTTCCGGTAAATGTACTTTAAACACATCGCCGTGTTTCAATTCGCTGGCACGCATATCAAACACAATCTTCATGTTAAACTGCTGGCGACCATCTCTAAATCACGTTGTGCAAGGTGAGCGGCTAAATCAAAAGTCGGCACGCCTTTATATTCAACGGTTTTTGCGATAACACCGTGCATTTGCACAGACGCAATATTATTCGCAATGGCTTGGTCTTCACGGTTTGTCACCGGGTCGCGCCATTTCACGATAATTTGATTGGCTGTTGTATCGGTTGCCGAGCTGTCATCATCTTGCACCATCAAAATCCCATTATCATAGTGAAATGTGGACAAATCGTCGGGGTTATAATCGTTACGCAATAAACGAATGGCTTGCTTACCTGTTTCCACGTTGTCGTATTGCACCGCGCCAATATGGTCGATAACCTGTTGCATAAACTCTTTAATCGAGCCTTGGCGATTGTAGCGTAAGCACAATCCGAAGCCTTCTTCATAGAGCGTGTCTGCAGCTTTTTTGTAGCTGTCTAAATCAAGATCACTTAAGTCCTTTTTGCCACCCCAGCTTTTATTGGTGGCACACTCAACAAGGATATGCGCAGGGTTCATAGCATGAATTTGACGCGCATTTTCTTCTTGCTCTTTTGTCAGTCCTGACATTTTTAACGTGTCGTTGCGTAACATAATTTTGCATTTTTCCGGATACCACACCGTACCGTTAAACCAGCCTTTTAATGCCCGTCGCACACGGTAACTATGTTTTTTCGGGTACGCGTTATAACAACTAATCAGCCCGCTAAACACCGTGGAAACAATACTGCGGAAGCCGGGAATCAAATCATCTTTTGCAAGATTGCTTTCAGTCACATTGCCAGCAGAGAAAAAGTCTTGCTGAGCTTGCTGTTTTTTGCGTTGTCCTGCCTTACGTAAGCGGGAGTTATTCGGTTGGGCAGGAGCAGGGTTTTGATTGCCCTTTAACAGATTAACTAGCATTTGCGTTGGTTTTTGGTCAGGCTCACCCATGAGAATCTCTAACCGCCCTTGAATACCGCCTTCGCCACCAGTGTTTTCACCCCCGAACAAGTTTGGCTTGTCAATATAAGTCGCTTGTGAATGCGTTAGCTCTCCTGGCTTACCGACATACGCCGATTTATCATCAATGCGTAACTCCACAATCTCATCTACCGGTCCGCGTCCCAGCCCCGAATGAATATCCCAGTAGTAACGATAACCGACCGTTACCGCACCGCCTTTGCGTTTGCCACCCATTATTTTTCCCCTTTCGTTTGTTGTGCTTGTTTTGCGGCAGTCACGCATTTGCGTGCAAACACGCTACCGGTGGCTAAGAATTTTTCAGAATCAATTCCATTTTGCAAAAAGTCGTTGAAATCCCACCCCTCGCGCTCAAAGAACGCTTGTACACCTGCCGCGCAAAAATGCACACGGCGCATATCTTGTATCGTGATGACCATTTACTTATCCTTTTTTAATTTCAGTGGTACGATAGTTACCGTGCGCTAATACTTGCCAATCTTCTGTCCAGCAATCGCCGAAAAACACACATTGTGGTGTCCCTTCATTCGCTTGCGGGAAATTCCATTCGTCGCTTGAAACCGCTTCCGGTCCTTGTCCGCTACGTTGTTTTGGCGCAAGCGCTTGATTTAATAAATAACTGACCGCAAGCACTGCAACATATTTAACGACCGCCCAACCAATGGCTGCAAACATAACGTTCTCCTTTTAAATTAAAATACCCGTGACCCATCATAAGGCGATTTATTCGGCATGTGCGGAATACCACCGAAATTCAGCATATTGTTAAATTTTTTAGGCAAGTAGTTGCCCGTCCGTCACAGCCGGGGTACACCTTAATCGTTGTGCCAACAGACAGCTTTTGTGTACCACCCATTAGGGTAATTTGGTTATTTTTATGTACCGTTACCGCCCGTACTTCGCGCACGCCGTCACTATCCGTCCACTCAATAAAGCTGGTGTTAAACCAGCCTTCAGGTAAATTTTCAGGCACATCTACGGTGAGTGTTGTCCCGTTTAACGCTTTAATCACCAAACCTGCAACCGCAAAATTTTTCGGATTAACTCTGCAATCGTAATCGTAGAGCGTATAAGGGAAGTTACGTCCCCAAGTTAAGCGCAAGCCCGCACTTTGCATTGTGGAAGATAGCCCCGCAGAAACTAATTCCGTCTTATGTACATCAGGGCGTTTTGCTTCAATAATCGTACCAATCCAAACTACCCGTAATTCTTGTTCTTGATAATGCAAGCGCATAATCATCACCTTAACGGTTTGGCTCGGTGGCATACCACGATACAGCAATGCCACAGGGTTATTGCTCGGTAGCACAATATTGATATTCTCGCCCGTGCGACGACCGCTATCACTGATTGCGGTTGCCAGCCATTTTTCATTGTTTACGACAATGTCTTGGTCAGCATCACAAAAACGCCAAATCTTTTCATCATCGCCGCGGGTAAATTGATAAAGCGTAACGGGCTGACCATCGGCAACAGAATGGGTTTTATCTAAATAATTCACGTTTTAAATCCTTTTTAAATATCGTTTAAATGTCGTTTAAATCATTAAACTTCGAGTTCATCATGTAAGCCTCGGAAGCTAACCATCACACTTGCCACCGTATCAGTGTGGTGCTTCCAGTCAATCGTGTCGCTCTCTAAGCGTGAGAGTGTCAGAAAAGAAATCTTAGCCACTTGTTCACGCTTTAAATTTAACACTTCACCATCCAGTGCAAGCCGTTCGGTTTGGTTGTTGCTTACCGTTGCGGCTAAAATCCGGCGGTAATGCACGCTGCCGTCGGTACACTCAATGCGAATGTCTTGCCGTCCCGCCTGTTTCAATAAGCAAGTCGTGTAATAAACCAGCTCAATATCGAGATTTTTGCCGACAATATCGTTTGCTAGTGTTAAATCTGATGTCGAACTTGCTACCCAAATCGCTTTTTGTCTGCCACGTAAGTAGTAAAACAGTTGGCGCAGTTGGTGTTGTGCGTCAATCCCATTTAACAAGAAACGATGGTTTGTGAGCTGAAACGCATTTTTCGCCGTATCTAAGTAATGTGGTAAGGCGGTGTCGTTATCCAGTTGTTTAATCAAACGCAAGTATTGTGCGGTAATATCTTCTGACCATTCGCTGGTTGGCTCTAACACGGGATGCCCACGATAAGTCGGCAAGTGACGAATATCGGCAGCATAGCCATTGTGCTCGTGAATTTGCAGGCGAATTTGTGCGGTTGCCACGCCATCACTTAAACGAGTAAGTTGTGGCATATCGGTCAGCACGGCGGAGCGCAACGGATAGATCTGTGTGTGAGTATCAAAGCGATGCAATAACGGGCGCTTTATTTCAAGCTTATCAGGCTCAATGCCAGTAATATCCACCATTTCACGTTTGTTCCCGTTCATCAAAACCGCACGTCCTCCGACATAAAAGTCAAAGCCTGTTGTGGCGAGTGAAAGGGTTCTATCGCCTTGTTTGGTTGGCTTAGCCAAATAAACTCGATGCGTGAAAATCGGCAACGCCCACACTCTTGCGCCGTAAGCATAGAGCATATTTTCTAAACGCTGACGTTCTGTTCCAACGGTAGAGACTTTAAATTCAAAGGTTCGACGGGGTGATAAACGTTTTGCAATACGCTGTTCCGCTCCGGTAATTGATTGATGCACGGTCGTTAAAAACTCTAGTTTTTCAGTCACGTCTTCAGACCAATCGGGGAAAAATTCCCAGTCGGTAGAGCGCGAGCCAATAATGCGCAACGTAACCGGATTTTTGCCCGCAATCGTAAAAGTTACTGTGCAATCAATTTCCGCCGGACCGTTCATACTGACTTTAACCGTCCACTTCTTAAGTGCCAGTGCGCGTAGCGTGAGTGGTGTTTGATTGCCGGTTAGCGTAATGCCTTCGCCATCTTGTATATCTACCTTGGTTAAATTGACCGTGTGTCGGTTCGCATTCCACAAGTGCACATCAAACACTTGTTCAGTTGAAATTGAGCCTAGATTAACTGTATGCGGAATCACAAGCACACGGCTGTATAAATCGCTGTAGTAGTTCGGCGCAATATAAGCCTGTAACGACTGAGCTAAATCTAATAACTTGCCTTGCCGGAGTTTGCCTGACATTGTCGGCATAAGGCTTGCAGCAATACGTGCTTTGCCACGATAAATCGGCAAGCGGTCTAAATAGGCGGTATCTTTAGACGCGAGGCTTTTACCACTTGTTACAATATAGCCATTGATATTTGCCATTATTCAACCATCCGATAAGCCACGCCTTGAATCCCTGAGTTGTTTTTCCCTTTTTCAATATAACTTTCATTACGCACGTCATATTGCGCACTCGGAATAATCATCCATTTCTCGCTATTGATGGTCAGAATTTGACGGGGCGAGAGACACAACCATTGTGCATTCATAGCGATCTGCAAGAATACCTAAACGGCGAAAAATACCATCAATACCATGTGCAATTAAGCTGTGTGGACACGGTATTAACGATTGCCCGAACTTAGATTGACTGTAATAGACAAGTAAGGCATCAGGATGATAAGTATTTTCGTCTGTTGTCATCGCCGCTCTGCCGAGTGTAAGCAGGTATTTGCCTTTATCCGCATTACTCAAATCTTTATAATCTGAAACATTTACGGGAGCGAAATACCAAGGTGTCCGTTTATCGCCACTGATACCGTCGGCACGGACAACCGCTTGATTGCCACGCGCCCCGTTAGAAAAGCCGTAAGCGTGGTCGCTATTTTGATAATGCGCGTAGTTCTTTGTGATATAAGTGCCATAGGTATATTGACCGCCGGTATAAGTGCCTTCTTTGTTTAACGTGCCAATGCCAAAATGCCGAAATTTTTCCGCTTCAATTTGCACGACAACGTGTAAATATTGCGCCGTGCCGAAAAAGTCATAAGACGCATAATTGCCTTTTTCTAACTGAGAGGTTGCCGTGTCGATTTCACGATAAGCGTGCGCTCTTGATGAACCGGGCTGTTCATGGCCTTTTTTACTGGTATCGAAGCCGGTATTCACATAAGTAAACAACTGATTAACTTCAGGCTTAAACATAAGCGACCAGTAGCCTTGCTCGTTGTGTAAGCACAGCAAATTATCTTCCGACTTATCTACTACCCACTTTAAGCCTTGAGCAAACTCACTTAATTTTTTAAGTAGTTCCTTAACGTCTTTTGCGTTACCCGTTTGATATGCCATGCTTAATACTCCGTTGTTGTCTCAATCACAAAATAATCCTTGGTTGCTACACGATAGCCACCGTTAAACACCAGCCCTTTTCGTCCTTCAGTAATAGTGACTTGATCGCCTGCTGCTCGCTGAATACCCGGAATCCAATACACGCCATCAAATGTGCCCCAACGGTTACGTCCTTGGCTAGAATCCTTGAGACTGATAAATTCAACAGGTATCAATGGATAAGCACCGCCTTGGCTTTCGCCCATTGAATCAATACTGCGTGGCTGTTGATATGAACTGAAAAGCTCATAATTACACAACGGGAATAGCGATTGTCTGCGTGAATCGGTACGCAAGTTTTTGTAACTGCTGCCGTAAAAGTCACGCCAGCTTTGGTCAGGTGTAAAAAGCCAACAATTACCATATTTAGCGTCTATGATTGATGAATGCAATTCACCTGTTTGTGAGTAGCGTACTCGTACCGCACGGTTGTTTTCATCCACAATCGGTGCGCTACCGGCAACACAAAGCGGATAGGGGTATTCTGTCGGCGGCACGGTCGGTAAAATAAAACCGAGATAAGCACTTGAACACACTTGCGAAATGCGTGTGATAATTTTGCAACAACGTCCACTTGCGACAATGTGATATTCGATTGGACGGTTATCCGCAAACAAAACAACGCCAGGGGAGGCATTAATTAAGCCTTTGTCAATTTCAGCTGGCGTAACCGCTTTTTCATTGAAAAACGTGCCGCCCCAAAAGTTAAGATTGTAAGTATCAGCTGAAATTAAGTTATCGGTTGAAGCCACAAGATAAATATCTTGTTCAACGCCGGTACCGGTTGATTTCCACGCAATTTGACGGATTTCTTTTTGTGTTGCGGTTTCGGTCAATTTACGGTCAAGTAATACTGTCCACGCTTGTCCGTCGCGCTTGAGTGTTTCATCTTGTGTTAGAAACTTATTGATTTTGTCTAATAAATCACGCTCGTTTTCTGCTGTGCCTGTTGTGTATGCCATTAGCCTAACTCCTGTTTTAATGTCTGTTTATTCGCCCTAATCACGGTCATTACCGCACGTTCACCCGCGACCGTATTAATGCCTGCCGTGAATAATTCCGCACTATCCACCGCTAACGTTTGTTGGATAGTTACAGGGCTTGCTACCGCCTGTTGTCCTGCCGTGCCGTTTTGCATTTCTTGGGTCAATGTTAGCTCGTTGTATGACGGCATTGATGGTGCAGAGATCAATCCACCGGTGGCATATTTACGTAAATGACCACGATTAATTGCATGTAAAAAGCCCACGCCATATTTCTGCACACTTGCCGCACGCACCACAAACTCACCATTGGATAACCGTGCCGGGATGGAGTCCGAAGTGCCTGTTCCCGGTCCGGAAATAAAACCACCGGTGGCTGCCGTCACGGCTGCACCCGCACCGCCGAAAAAGCCACTAATGGCACTGGTCGCTTGCATTGCCAGTTGTTGTGCGGCAATCTGCGCCATGCTGTTTATCACGGTCAGGGCTAATTGTTTTACCGCATCACCCAAGCTCATTGTGCCTTCAGCAAGTCCCATCAATGCGCTTTGGATACCTTGTGTTAAACCCTGTTTAAACGCATTTTCAAGTTCGTTTCCTGTCTGTTTAAGCTCTTGAATTTTTACTTTCATTTGTTCAAGCATTGCGCCGGCTGCTTCGCCTTGCGCACCGGGCATTTGTGCTAATCTTTCCAGGAGCGGTAATTGTTTTTCAATTTCTGCTACCGTTTGCGCATACATATCTTTTAAGCGTTGCTGTCCTTCAAAGTGTGAAATAAGCCCGGTTTGTACTTGCGCTTGAATCTGCTGTTCTTTGGCACTTTGTGCCTGCATCACTTTGTTAATTTCTGCCTCAATGCCATTTAACTGAACCTTGGCTTCTTCCAGCGGTAACATTTGCTTAACCAAATTAATGCCGTCTTGGTTATTGGCTTTGCTAAATAAAGCGAGTAACTGGTTGTATTTACTTTGTACATCAAGCAGATCCGCTTTTGCCGTTTGTCCGGTTAAGCGCAAGTAATCACTATTGAGTTCGCGTAGCTTATTTGTGGCTTCTTCTGCCGTACGTTTTGTATCTTGTGCCGCTTTTTTCGCATCACTTTCCGCTTTACGTTGCGCTTTATTCACTTCCACTTTTGCTTTTCTGTCCGCTTCCGCCTGTTCACGCAGTTTTTTCTGATTTGCTTCAATCGTTTGATAGAGTGCTTCTGCCTCTTTTTTCTGCTCATCCGTCCAATTGCTATTGTTACGTGCATTATCAAGGTTCTTTTCAAGCTCACTCATTCCCGATTGACGTGCGCGGGTACGCAGTTTTTCTAGCTCATCGCCGCCTTTTTTCTCTGCTTGCTTTTGCTCAAGTTGAGTTTGCAAGCCAATGGCTTCATTGATTTTGTTGATAAAACCTTGCACTGCATTGCCCGACATCCCTGCTTGTGCGGCAATGCCTTCAAATTTTGTACGCATCGCTTCTAAGCGTTCGATTGCCGTCGTGGAGGCTTGGCTCAAATCTTTTTTGAGCTTTTGAGTGAGTTCTTCCACTTCCGTTTTCATCGCAAGGGCTTCGGTTTCACTTGCTTTGATTGCTTCTGTGAGCAATTTCACTGCTTCAGGATGTTGCGGGTCGCCAATTTCCGTTAATTTTTCTGCTAATGTACCGCCGGCTTCGATGGCTGCGTCCCAAGCCACTGCTAATTGCGTTTGCGTAATATTGGCTAATTCGCTGCTAGCCGTACTCATTGAGTCAATTTTTTGCTGTAGCTCATCAATTTGCGCATTAAGCGCATTTACTTCATCGGCATTAATTAATCCGCCCATGACGCTAGTACGGCTTTGATTTAGCAATTTATCGCGCTCGGCAATGAGTGCTTCAAGTTTTTGTTTCGCTTCATCTAATGACGCCGTATTAACTTTGAGCTGTTCAAGGCGATCACTAAAACCGCCCATTTCGCCCAATTTGGTACGTGCTTCGACTAAGGCGTTAGTTTTCTCAATATTGGCATCAAGCGTAGTGAGAGATTGGGCAAATTGACGTTCAACTTCTTCCTCTTGGCTTTTTAAATACAGATACGCTGCACTCAGCCCTGCAATAGCCGTAATCGCCAGCCCAACTGGTCCGCCGATTGCCGCAAATAATCCCGAGCCTACATTGACGGCAGCAGCTCGGGCTTTGGCAACAGCAAGCGCACCATAGGCTTTTGTTGCGCGCCCGACCGATACCGTCTCGCCATTGACCGCTTGCATTAAAACTACAGTCGCTTGTGCTTGACGAACAGAAGCCGTTGCACTAGCGTTAATCGCTGCCATGTGCGCACTTTCCGCGATCACTGCTTTACTTTTTAAGCTAATGCTAGTGTACATGGCTGATAAATAGCGCGCGGTGTATGCCGTGCCGACTAAAATGGCAATGCCGGCTAAACCCTCGAGATGATTTGCCAACGTCGAAATCGCCGTCGAAACAAGGGTAGATGCGCTCAGCGTTTTATCGGTATTGCCGACAAATTCAAGCCAAGCGTTAGAGAGTTGCGTGACCGCTTTGCCAATCGTCAATGGCATTTGCTCATATTGTTTTTGAATACTGTCTGCACCTTCAGCCACGGCAGTCATAATCACTTGCGTGGTTAATTGACCTTCTTCCGCCATTTTGCGCAACTCGCCTCGGGTTTTGCCGAGGGATTTTTGCAAGAGTTCTAAAATAATCGGGGCTTGTTCAGACACCGAGTTAAATTCTTCGCCACGTAATGCACCGGCTGCCATACCTTGTGATAACTGAATGATTGCTGCTTGCGCTTCTTGTGCACCAGCACCGCTGACTGTCATCGCCTGTGAAACGGTTTTCGTAAAGCGCAAGATTTCTGCCGAGTTTGCCGAGTCGCCTAATGAACGAAAAACGCGCGTGTAAAGCTCCGCCGTAGCAGAAAATGCTGTCCCCGTTTCTTGTGCTACAGTCATCAAGCCATGAAAAGTGCCTTTAGCTTCAAGATTTGAGCGAGAAACTAATTTAATGCGTGCTTCAAGGCTTTTAAATTCGTCACTGGTTTGCACTAAATTGCCAATCGCCACATTACCCAAAGTTAAGCCAATGGCTTGTTTTTTTAATTCGGCTAATTGCTTACTGATAGATTCAACACCAGCACGGGTTTTGCCAAGCTTTGATGCTGCCTTATCGGCTTGTTGTGCGTGCTTTTCGGGCAAGCGACCATCGGGCAAGCACTCGGATTAGGCACATTGACTTATCCGTTGATTGCTTTTATCATTGCAATTTTTAGATCGCCTTTTGCATTCTTATTAAGCTTAATATTTGCTCCTAAAATTTAACCTCGCACTATGTCGAGGTTAAATCGTTTAGATAACCGGTCACCTCTTTACCACCATTTACCCCATAAGCTACATCTACCGTGCGCGCAGCTCTTAAACGTCGCTCACGCAAAATCGATTGCTGATAAAACAGCGTTATCTGGCGTGCCGTGTAATACTGAATTTGGTTAAAATCATGTCCGCTTGCAATCAATTGTTCAATAAGCTCTGCCCAGTTTATTTCTGCTTCTGCGCTTGTTGCAGTACCGCTTTTTCTAACATCGGTTGCAGCGCCTGACGGGTAAAAAAATCACTATTGACCGTCCACCACATCATCAATACCGTTTCCGCATTCTCGCCGGTTAAGTTTTGCACCCATTCCAGCGGCTTATTGATAGATAAGCTCACCATGGTTAAAACATCTTGATAATGTTCTGCGAGCAAACTCATCAATGGGTCAAGTCCGAATTGCGTGTCAGCTTGTGAAAGCGTAGTGCGCAAATCCGTCACAAACGGCATAAACAAGGCTCGGTGTTGTAACTGTTGGATTAAAGAGTATTCTTTAACTTCGATTTCTTCACCGGCAATAGTCAATTTTTGGTGCGGGAAGAGTACATTTAATTCATCTTTTTCTTTTTGCATGACTGAAACCTAGAGAAAGCCCCTAAATACTAGGGGCAGAAAAAGCGTTATTTTTTAATTTTAACAACGCGCCCGAATCGACCAAGCGTGCTATCGCCCGTTTTAGTCGTATCGGCTAACACTTTGGCTTTCGCACTTAACGCATCAAGCGCATTTTCGTTGTTGATTAAATTTAATGCTTCCGTTGGGTTGAAGTTGATTTTGTACAACTCAACTAAGCTCCATTCATTCTCTTCAGCAAGGTTGATTCCCTCGAAACGCAGGAATAAGTCTTTCGGATTGGTGGTTAAAAGTGCAATCACATCAACATCACCGTAGTTATAGGCAACGGTTAATTTCTTGCTTTTTTGTTCTTTTAAAAACTCAATCGTCCCGAAAATCGCATCAACAACAAAATCCGTGTTTTCTTTTAATTCAGCAATTTTTACATCGCTCACATTTTGATGTGCCAACGCAATACGATCACCAACTTTAATATCGTCAGGCAATGCTTCTTTTGCCACATTACCCGCTTTGATTGTGCTGGCTTCGCCTAAGAGCATTAAGCTCAAATTCTCTTTGCTCATCTCGTGGAATTTAACGGAAACTTCGCCGGATTTGCCGGTGATAATTTTGCGCACTTCTTGGCGATTGCCCGAGTATGATTCTTTATGGGTAAAATCCTCGACGGTCAGTGAGACATTTAACTCTGATACATCACCGACCCAGCGAAATGCGCCAGCTTGCCCGTTTGGTAAACGTTCTGCAAGATAAACTTTACCTTGACCGTAGCTGTAAGTTTCGTTGCGTGCCATTATTCTTGATCTCCTTCTTTTTTGTTTTTTGCCGCTTTCGCTGCTTTCAAAGTTTCGCCGATTCGGTTTTTAATGATAAAATCGGCGTCTGATTGTTGTACGTCAATTACATCGCCTATTTGATATTGCTTGCCTGCGTGCGTATGCGCCACAGTCAACATGATTTTAATTTGTGCCATGATGTTAACCCCCCGTAATTTGGCATAGGTGCCTTGAAATACATACCGTAGACCGCAACGCCCATACCGCTTTGTGTGTCCGACCACAAGTTTTGTACGCTTAATAACTCAAAGGTACCGCTTGGCTCAAGCCGATAGCGGTGTAATCCCGCGCTTAACCGCTCAACCAATTGATAGATACCGATATTGTCTTCGCGCTCACCATCTAGTACATTCGCGACCAAATATATTGCCCAGCGAGCTTGTACAATACGCGGGTTTTCACCGGGCATATGTCCAAGCCAGGCAATATATGCAGCAGGCGGATTACTTACGATACGAGCCACCGCCGCATCATCCCAGTGCCCGGAATGTGTCGTTACTTCGTTTAAGACGTTGCCGCAAAGTGCTCTAATTCGCGCTTGTAATGCGTCACTGGTTTTAGCAATATTACTCATCAGATAAACCCCTTTGACTTATCTCGCGCCCAAATCGAGGGTGATGACTGTATAGTGATGATATTGTCACTCTCTATTGCATTACCGTCTTCGCTAACACCTAGTGATATAGTACCATTTGCCACTTTTTCTAAGTATTTAATGGTATCTTCGTAGTCGCAGCGTGCTTGCTTAGTCGCGATATTTTTTTCCAAAAAATAGCGTGCGATATAGCAGCAATGACGTTCTAACACCGCCGGCACCCTTTTTAAGGGCAGGCTATAACGTCCTGCTAAATAGCTATCAATCGTCTGCGACGCATCTTGCAGTGCTTCGGCAACTTTGGGACTATCTACGCCGCCGGCAAGCGTATCAAAGACTTTATCGCCATACCGTTTAACTCCGTTAGTTTCACTTTAAGTTGTTCTACGGTTAAGTCGGCTGGTAATACACCTTCTGGAAGCTGTTTGCCTTGTGTAGATGCAGTCTTACCATTTTCAGATAGCCTTTTGCTATCTTTTTCACCGCTTGCGGGTTCGGCTTTTTTAACCACCAAGCGTGGGTCGGCTTGGAGTTGTGCAAGCTGGTTTTCGGTGATGCCTTCAATTTTGCTTTCACCCGCTGCGAGACAGAGACCAGCACGGCGATAACCGTGTTTAATTTTGTTCGACACCACGACATCGTATAACGAAGTAGGGTTTTCCATTTCATTTAAATCCTCTTTAAATCGGGTTTAAAGTGCAGTCAAATTTGCAAAAAAATCACAAATTTCGACCGCTTGAGATTAGAGATACTCAGCAACAATCAGCTCTAAACGACCTTTAAATTCATTGTCTACCGTTGCACCGTTTTCGACACGGAATTCACGCTCTAAAAGCTGAGTAGCTTCTTTCTCAAGTGATGGCGGAACAACTAACACAGTCGGCTTGATACCTAAACGATGATCACCATCGCCACGCACCGCACGCATTGCAGTAATAGCTTTCCACAAGTTTTCAGCAGTTAATTGGCCTTTCACTGCATGAGCTTGTTGCCAGAATCCATAACCAACATTACAACGGCTATCCACACCATAGGTGTACACGTCCTCCTCAAATACTTTTTGAGCATTTGCATCTGTCATTTGTGCTGGTGTAGGTGGTTTGCGCTCTTGGAAAATAATCGGTTTTAATGCACGAGATGTGTCTAACAAATACCACGCATTTTCTTCCGTAACTCCAGTCCCATCATCCGTAATATTGCTCACAGATTTTGGTTCTGTTCCATCTACATTAGCCCCGACAGGGTGATCAGTGTCGAAGAAATACTGACCGTCATAACATGCCGTACTAAAACCCACCCTCAATGCGCCGAATACAAGCTCATCAGGTTGCGTACCTGCTGCTAGTCCCAAATCTTCAATAAGTGGGCTATACACGCCTTCGTTATCGTCTTCTACATCCGTGCGTTTAATTTGCACCCCGTTTGCAAAAGATTTATTTTCAATTGAATAACCGTGACTTTGGATTGCGGTAATCGTACGTTTACCAACCCATTCCGTCAGTTTCGGCATTTGCCCCAACCACGCATAGGAATTACTTGCCGTGCTTGATTTCACCACAGTTGCAATCTTGGTATATTGGCTAGGCGCTTTTGCCAAGCCATTTTTAAAGTTTTTAGCAAAGCCTACAAATAAGGCTTTTACAATTTCAGGAGTGACATTCTTAGCCATTAGTTACCTTCCATTTCTTCTTTTTGTTTCAAAAAATCCGCTTCGCTAAGACCTAAGCGTTGCGCCATATCTTTTTCAACTGCACTTAACACAGCAATCCCTTTTTCGGTTTTTTCCACCTTTTGAGTTTGGGTTTGCTGTGCAGATAACACTGCAATTTGCGGGCGGGCATCAAGCATTGCCGATAATGCAGCAACGCCTTGCTGTTTGCCGAATTGCTTCAGATAATCTACCTCCGCTTCAACTGCGCGTCCTTCATTACGAGCCTTACCGACTAATGATTCAATTTCGGTTTCTGTATTTTGAGCCGACAGTACTGCGACTTGATTAACTACAGCGTCATAAGTTGCTTTCGGCACATAAGCACTTAAGTCAACTTCTTTTGCGGCAGCACTTAATGCGGCTACTTTGTCATCAGCTGCGGTTTTATCAGCTTGCAAAGTTTCAAAAGCAGAAAAGGCAGTTTGTGCTTGTTCTTCCGTCAGTTCTGCACCTTCGGCGACTTCAACACCGAGTTTTGCGAGTAATTTACGCAATGATTCTGGCATTTTTGTGTTCTCCAGTTGTTCTGTGATTGCCGAAAGTACTGCAAGCCGTTTCATACCCGTAATACCGGGGTCATTTGTCAGTGCAGCCATTCGGATTTCGAGGGGTTCGCCATTTTCATTATAAGGGGAAACAGCACTTAAGAAAGCGTACTCACCATCTTTAATTTGCTGATAGGCTTTTGGTGTCCAGCGAGGCTTAACAAATAAGCCTTGTCGCTCTTCATCATCAAACCACTGCATTTCAACATTATTAAACCAACCCGCAGCGACTACATCCCCCTCATCAAGACCTTTTTTTGCCTTAAAAAGAGTGCCATGGTCATAATCGACTAAAATATCTTGCTTGATAGTTTTAGCTCTCTGGATTAGACGATTAGCAATGGTTTCATCTAAAAACCAATGCGGCACGTCATCTGGTCTGCCGTCTCTTGCTCTAAATTCGCCTTTAGGCAAAAGTTGTTGCCAACCGTCTGGACTGGTTAATTGTGCGGTTAAAACCGCAATGGGGGTTTTCTTTGCTTTCATGCAAACTATTGTGGCTTAAAAATCAGAGAGGTCTGTTTGCGATATATAAAATCAAAAAAGCCCACATTTCTGTGAGCTTTTAAACAATGAAGGGATTTAATAAACAAGATGGCGGTTAAATCGAATTTATAGCGTTTAAATAAATTAAATCTAAAACTATGCTTATTAAATTTAGAGCGTGCTTAGATTGTTTCTGAGGCGTTTTTCACATTCTACACTAAGATTGTACCGTTTTCGATAATTCTCGGTTTAAAATGGCTTTGATTTCTTCAATGCCATCATAGCTTAAACCTAAGAATGCGCGGGCAGGCATATTCTTTGTTCCGAACTGATGGTATTGACCGTAAGTTTCAGATACTCCAACAATGGCAATATTATCGGCATAATCAATATTTAAGCTTTTCACAAGGTCACCGGTTACTTGGAGAATATTGCCGGTATATCCAGCCGCATAACGGCGTTTCTTATAATTGCTATTTAGTTTTTCCCATTGTTCACCGTTTGGTGATGCTTCATTATCAAACGCACTTTCGGCTTCCTGTTGCAGTACACCTGCGACTTTTCGCATAATATGTGCGTTATGCTTCAGCATTGCAACCCGTTTTAAGGCTTGGCGAAGTTCATCGTCGTCGAATTCAAATTCAAAGTACATATATTGACATCCTTTAAAAATTGGCGTTAAATTAAGAATATTAAGCGGGCTTGTTGTCTAATTGGTAGGACAGCGTTTATTTTTAAATGCTCTGTGCGACTTCGATACTCGCCAAACCCGCAAACTATTCTTTTCCTTCCACAATTTTATATACACCAGAACGAATCTTATTTAACACATCACTATAATCAACTTTATACGCATTAATCACGGAATCGACATTCTGAGCTGGTTTTAATTTATCATTGCTCGGAGAATCAACGACAACTTTTATTGTTTTATCATCATTAAAATAAATTAAATTATGGTGACCACGTTCACTATCCCAAACAACTAAACTAGGATTTGCTACAATCCGTGAAATACTCGCATATTCTTCCGCGCTTAATCCAACACCTGTTTCGTGGTGTTTAATACTATTAGCGTGTGCTAAGCGTTTCTCACTCATTACTAACACCAATTCAGGTATTTTTTCACCATTTGAAAGTGCGGTCACTTTCTCAGCGATTTCTGTGCTTACAAAGCCTGCAGAAATATAACGATGGCTTGCGCCACGGTTGCCTAAATTAGATTTTACCCAGTTTTCAAATGCCTTATGTCGTGCTTCGCTATTATTAATAGCTTGTATTGTTTGGCTGCGTAAATCACGATTTGTAATTTGCTGTAGTTTACGCATTACTGCAATATCTGTGCCGAAAGCAGCTGAACCGACATTATAATTCCAGCCAGCACCCACTTTCATTTCACCTTGGTCAGTTTTAATTTTACTGACCGTAGTTCGAATTTCTTCACCTGTGTTTTTATTGATGCCGGCCACGGCAGTTTCTGTACTCATTTGCCCTTGGCTGTCAGATACCGCTAATCCTTGCTTTTTAAGTGCAAACTCACTTAACGCACGCACACGACAGCGACAATTCCAATCATTTGGTGGATACATTGTTTGCCAAATCGGATCATCAAGACGATATACCTTGCCATGTAAAGACAAATGGCTTGCACGTGTACGGCTATCTTTCAGTGCTACATATTGCCAATAGGGTTGCTCGTCGGCATTCTCCATTTGCTTAGCATAACGTGCGGCGTGAAATGCCGTAGATTTATTGGTGCGTAAAATCGTTTTTAAACGACGGGGGCTACCGAGTTGCACGGTGTTTCCGTCTTCATCCACGGTTTTCCCCCACCAACCCAGCGTTTTTAGCATTGGTTCAAGGTTTTTAATATATTCGCGCTCAGGCATACCTTCAGCAATCGCTTTCTCTGTCGCCCAACGTAGCGTGTCTAACACTTCTGCACGGGTGGCTTTGGCAACTGTAAACGCACGGGCGTGGGCTGATTCGAGTTGCTCGTGCCAGTCCCACGTAATATTTACGCCTTTTGCCCGCAAATAATCGACCGCTAATTCAGGCTCAAGGCGTAACACATACCCCATATCAATGCTTTTTTCGTTATCGGTTGGCATTAGCGCGTCCTAGTAATTCACTTACAAAAATTGCACGAGTTAGCATTTTTTCCAACTCATTATCGTCCATATCGGCATAGAGCGTTGCAATGCGTTCTTGCGCAAATTCGTAACCGCCTTTTTCCAATGCTTCTACTACAGGTTTTAGTATTGGGTCGATGATTTCTTGGTATGCTTCTGCCGTTGGCTCAAGTTCATCTAGTAAATCATCAGGATCACGGTTTACCGACAATATTGCCATTTTACCCCTGTCTTGAGCGGATAAAAGTGCGGTCGAATTTTGCAGATTTTTTCGTTCTAAAATTTCTTCATTTTCAGCCGCAATCGGCACTTGTAATTTGTCGTGCGCCCACTGTTTCGGAATTCTAAAACCCAAATCAACCAATGCCCCAAGACCAGTCCCAAAGCTCGTAATATCTTCGCTTTCAGAAATATCAAACTCAAAGCGCGGAATACGGCGAGCGTCATTAAATGACGTACAGTTAAGTGCATAAAGTGGATAAACCAAATCCCGTGTAAGTGTGGCTTGTAAGCGTTTTAAGTCTGCATTGCGAATTTCTGACCGCACTTCATTATGCACATTGCCAAGGGCATTAGTTGAGCTTGCACCATCGGCTTGTGATGTGAGCGTGCCACCTAAAATGGATTTACTCATTGACTTTTCAGCCCACTCAATCATCGTCATAAAAGCGGTGCTGTCGCCTTCTGCAGCTTTTTCAAATTCAATATCCATGCCTCGGGGAATAATACCACCTGCGTTATGCCCAATGCTCATTACAGCACGGAGCAAGGTGTTTTTCTCATTTTGCGTTGCCCCTTCGGGATATTTACCCAAACGTAATGGCAAGCCGTAGATTTCTAAAAATTCGGCAAAATCCCGAGCTGAGTAATTTTTATAAATAAACGGCCATACCAACGAACGTACTAAACCAATACGAGAAAGATAGCCTGTCTTCGCCTTAGCGATATGTTTCACCCAACCAAAGGGCTGTAAATCCACACCATTGGTTGAGCCGTCACGCAAACGCAGACTATTTCGCTCAAAAGTAGGCGTCATAAACCACGCCGGTTCACGCCAATGTACGTTTTTAATCAGTTTTAGGCCCCCCCACTAAACCTTGTTCCCACTCAATTTCTTGACAGCTAAAGCCTTTTAAAATGGCGTCGGTCGCATCAAAAATACAATCATCTAACCACACAGCGTCTTGCAGGATTTCATTTAGCATATCCGTATCACGCTGTTCTTCGGTCGTGGCATTGCGTGGGGCGATAATTTGCCAATCTACCGCCTGAATAGCGTTGCGACGCTTGCCAATTTCGGACTGCAAATGGGCATCTTTTTCTTCCATATCTTCCGCAAGTTCTGATTGCGCTACCAAATCGCCTTGTTCTGCCGCTCGCAAGATACTTGCCGCACGAGTAGGCGTTAGCCCACTGGTGGGGTGTTCGCTATAATGTTGGTGTAAATACCCCAACTGGCTATTATTTTCCGTTTGCACATCATCATCGAACACAAAAGGATTGCCGTGAATATCTAAAATTTTACTTTGCATAATTTGCCCTATACATTATCCCAATCCGAGCCGAATTGGGCGTTTAAATCGTCTATTTCGGCAGGATTGTAGAAAAAAACCTGCTCATTTTTGACCGCACTTGTATGCTTGGCTGGCAATGGAATATAGTCAATTTCACCACCGGTCATATAACTTGCTCTAACAGCCATACAGTACGCTACCGCCGAGTCGCCATGGCGTTTGCCTGATTTGCCTTGATTGCGAGATTTATCAATTTTTGGTACGCCGTTGATTACGACAATATGCCCTTGGTCTAAGATAGTTTCTTCATCTTTGGGAATACGGATTAAATCCGACTCGTAAAGTGCTTTATATTTTGGCATCCATTCCCAATACCATTTGTCATTAAGCATTACGGTTTCCACCATTGATGAGCCATAACGCAACAAGGCACTTTCTGCTAAATAACCGCCATTACCGGTAGCGTCAAATGCTGCCCCGATAAAACGGGGGAGTTTGGGTAAAAGAAACAGCATAATTTGCTTTTGCTGGTCGTAAGGGCAGTTACGAATTTCAAGGGTTAATTCAATATGGCGAGCGGTATTAGGCAAACAGGCACAAATACTAAATACACTCAAGTCGCCACTTCGTGCAAAGTCCACCCCAAAACTATGCCGATAATCTTTATTTAAGTTTTCAAGATGTGGCAAAACGTCTTTCAATAACCATTCCGTGGTCATCACAACACGTTCGTCTTCTGAATAAGTGATAAACTTATCATTGCATTCAAAGCGTAAAATCACCTTGCTTTCATCGGCTGCACGGTCAATCAAAGGGCGGGGGATATAGCCACCCGAGCTTTTCTTCGGCACACAGTAATATTCCTCCAGTGCGTCTTCTTCGCTTGCGGTATCTCGCAATAAATCATGTTTCCACGCCTCTTCTTTGGCTGGAGTCCATTCTTGCTTGCTTACTTAGCAAATGCGTTGATACAAGCCTTCACGACACGCATCATCGAGCGTAATGGTATGGATAGAGTAGCGTTTTCGCCCTGCACGGCTATCTAAAATCAGCTGATTAAATAGATTATCCACGCCATTATGGGTAGATATTAATCGCACTTTCGCACCCCACATTGTAAGAGCCAACGCCGCTTTTAAGACTTCGGCTAATTTTTCGTGGAAAGCGGCTTCATCAATACAAACCACCCCTTGCATACCACGTAAGTTCTTAGGGTTAGATGATAGTGCTTTAATTTTGAAACCTGAAGCAAAGTAGATAACGTAAGTTAAAATATCCTTATCTTCATCTTCGAAAATTTCTTCTTGAATTTGACCGGTTGCACGGTTGAATTTACTTGCCCACATTGCACAGGCGTCAATAAACTCACGTGCCATCTCTTTATTTGAACCGATGTAAAACACATCTGAGCCACCATCGGCTTTATTTCGGCTCGCAATCAACACATCATCCGCTGCCTCTGCCCACGTTAAACCCGTACGGCGAGATTTTTCGGCAATTTTGAGCTGGCTGTCATCAGCAATCCAACGTTTTTGATAACCGAGCAGCAATTCGTTAGGGTCAAAAGGGATAAAATCTGGTAATCTCATTACGCAATTCCTAAAATTTCGGCTTTAAGTTGATCTACGGTAGATTTAGATATACCCGCTTGCACAACCACTTTTTCAGCGGCTTCTGCTGCCTGTTGAGCCACCTCTTTGCGAATTTTTCGTTCACGTTCATAGCTTAAAGAAGCTGCGGCTTCTAATCGCTGTACTGTTACCGCAAGCATGGCTAATTCTTTCGGCTCTGCAATGCCGTTTTCCGCATATTGGGATGACATTTCAAAGGCAAGGTGTTTGACCAATTCAATCACCGTTTTACCAATATCAGATTGGGGCATTTCGCCAAATTGTTTCGTCCAGATTTCAGCCACTTCTCGGGCTTGACGAATTTTAACCCCGACTTTTTCCATTCGACTGGCATAACGATTTAAGCCCGTTTTGCTTAATTTCATTGCATCGGGTAGCCCGCAATCACGGATCAAGTCGTTAATTTCTTCTAAAATTTCAGCTTGGGAGAATTGCTTATCACGCAACATCATCGCAAGCTGAGTTTTGATATTCGGTGGGAGTAAATCGACTTTACTGGCACGTCCACGGGTTGTTTTTTCTGCCATTTAAACGCTCCTTAAATTTTGTTTAACAATCGTTTAAATCTTCGGGCGAGGACGTTTAACACCATCCACAAAGGCTTCGCCATTGGCAACATCTAACCCTCGCTGAGTGATTTTTGCGACCATAAAGTGACCTGATAAACGTTCAATTTGTACCAGTCCTTGTTCTTCCAGCCAATTTAAGTGATTGCGAACAAGATCTCGACTAATCTTATGCCCATAAAGTGCCAGGCAATCATCTAAAATACTTTCATTAGCGTCATAACCTGCGTCAGCTAAAGAGCGTAAAATAACTAAGCGTTGGTCTTGTGTTAATACTTCTTTAAGCATTTTTATTATTCCTTCAGTTTTGCTTCTAATAACAGCCCCAACTGGTGGCTTACGGCATCCATTTGTCGGCTGGTGGCTTTGGTGTCGCCCTTGACATCTGTGACCAGCGTTTTTAGACGTTCCACATCCACCGCTGTGGGTAAGTTTTCCACTTGCTTTTCGAGCATAGCAATACGGCTGTCGTGATTTTTAGCCACTTCCAGCAATTGCCCAACATCGTTTTTTTTCGCATATTTGCTGTCAAGCTTCAGCCAAAAAGTGCCTGCAACCACAGCAGCCACCGTGGAAATCACCCCAAAATTGGCACGCACAAATTCAAACAAATCATTCATCATCGTCCTGCCTCCCAGTCCTCTTGGCAACTGATACAGCGGTGTGCCATTGGCTCTACACGTAAACGTGCCGTAGGAATCGGTAAACCACATTCGCTACATTGACGGCCTGCTTGTGCAATGGCTTCGATTTCATCATCAGAGAGCGCCGTGTCTAAGTGTGGCGCAAGTTGCATTTCTAAAATCTGCTCTTCACGTTCAGAAATGCGGTCAAATAAATCAGGCATTACTTATCCTTTTGTGCTGCGTCTTTGCAGATTTGGCGATAGGTGGTGTTATGCACAAGGATCTGCGCTAACGTTTCGGTGGTGTCTTTACGACTTGCTTTAATAATACCAAAGCCTGCACAAGACGTATTAGTCACGTAGGTCTTTGTTGGCGTGCAAGCGCTCAATAACCCCGTCACGGCTAGTGCTACTAATGTTTTCTTCATTTTGTTTTCTCACTTCAAAATTCTTCACTTTGGTTTCAGCGACCACTTTAGCTGTTTTTAACTGTTCATCTAATCCCCATGCTTGAGCTACGGCTTTCGTGTCTGCTTGTTTCGTGCGTTGGATGCTTGTATTTTTCGCCACACGGCTCCAAAGTCGGGCATATTCGTGGTGAGGGCTAATACCGCCTTTCATTCGTGTGTACACTTTGTCGTTACCGACTAATACTAAGCCGATATTGGCTTCTTCCTGCATAATGCGTAACTCTTCGAGTGCTTCGTATGGCAAGTGATCCGCTTCATCAATAATCAGTAAGCCCTCTGTGCCGTTAATCTTGCGAGCGATTAAGCGTGATAACGTGCCCTTGCGACGTGGTGCGTCTGAAATACCTAGCTCAAGAGCGATTTCGTATAAAATCTCACTTAGGCTTGAGCGGCTTGGGCTTGCCGTAACTAGCCAAACGTTGGCACGACCTCTTTTAAATTCCTGAATCGCTTTCGTTTTACCTACACCGCTCATGCCGTAAACGGTCGCCATGCAGTTAGCAATTTGGGCAAATTCAAGGGTTTTAAAAATCTGTTTTGCTGTTGCGGTTTCAATAAACGCCGGTGCTTCTACAAACTCACGTGCTTGCACTTCTTTTTTCTCAAAGTAAGCGGTTAATTTTGCTTCTAAATTTGCAATATCTCCCTGATAATTACCGTTGAGATAGGCCGATAATGCGCCTGCATTAATGCCTGCTTCTTTTGCCAGTTTTGCCTGTGAGCCGTTGGTCTCGGCGATGTGTTGTTTGATTTTGTTGATTAATTCCATGTTTAAACTCCATTTAAATGTTCGTTTAAATGTTCGTTTAAATGTTTAAATACAGTTTAAAGCGTTGTATTTACTTGCTTTTCATCGCAACCGCTTTCATAAATGCCTGTTCAAATTCGCTAATGTCTTCTTCCTCTTCTTCAACCGCTTGCACCGTTTGTACTTTGCGCATGACGTTGCCGTCTTTGATTGCCATTTCGATGATGTTCGGCTGAAGTTTCGGTTCTTCTTTTACTTCAGGCTGGAATTGCGCCACTTCGTTGGCTTCCATCAATTCCATATCTTTCGCAATACGTTTCATATTTTTAACGATACGTTCACGTAAGCGTTTTTGTGTACGTGCTGCTTCAGTATCGCCAAAGCCTTTTGCTTGATTACATTGCGCTTCTGCCAAAAACACGCCGTCTAAGCTGTACACATACACGGTTTCGTGGAGTTTCTCGGGGTCAAACCGCACCACCACTTCTTTGTGATGTGTGCCACGCAAACTTTCTGCAAAGTAGCTATTGGTTCTGCCGTACAACTTGCCACCGGCGTTGAGCGTGAACTCGCCATTTTTGGTTAAGCGTTGTTTTTCGCTGGTTAGCATTAACATTCTTAACTGCTCAGGGCTGGCTTTTCGTACGGTGGCTTGGGCGTAATCTCTTGCAAACACTTGGTCAAAGCTGAAAATTCCTTGGCAAATTTCGGTGTTTCGCCCCTCTCGGGTATTGAAGATTTCTACGCCTCTGGCAAGTGCTTGCATAAAGGTTTCGTAATCCACACCGTCTTTACCGCCGTTATAGTTATCAGGCTTGTCATACACATTCGCACCAGCGTAAAACCCTGCTAAGGCTGGGTCTTTATCAACTAATTCGCCCACACCACCGTGACTAAATGCACGTTCAATCGGCTTGGCTTGCCCGTGACCTGTGCCGGCGATTACGCTCGTCCAGTGCAACTGAATACTGAGTAGAGGAATAATCCCTTTTGGGTCATCAGGCTTCACTTTGAAGCGGTAGCGGTTTGGCACACCGCCTGTCATCCATTTATTCGCTGCTGCTCGGGTGTTATCTATCGTGATATGGCGTGGTATGCCATATTTGTAGATAACATCCATGAGTGCATAGCGTATGCTGTCTGTGTTTTCGCTAATATCGCAGCGATAACCCAAAATTTTTCTTGTGCGAATGTCTTGCCAAAACCACGTTTTAGGTCGAACAATTTCGCCGTTTTTCCACCGCACAAATACGTTGTGCTGATAACCGTCCCCGTTAATCCATTCCATTGCTTGAATATCTGCCACGGTTCGTTTCAAACTTGGCACTAATTGGGTGAGTGCATATTCTCCCTCTCGTTTTAACACTCGTACTTCATACGGCACATCACGTTCTAATTTGCGTTGCACCGTTTGCTAGCTTGGAATTTGCCAACCCATTTCTTGTGCTGAACGTTTAAGGCGTTCATAACAAGCAGCAAGTGTGGGTTTTTCCGGTCTGAGATAATCCGCCAAAAACACGTCCCAAGCTTCTAAATCAAATTCGGCTTTTAAGTGTTCCTTTGCCGTTTTGCCACTGCGTGTAAGCAAGACTGCAAGCCAGTCAGACTGCTCAAAGTTGCGTACTTTGTAATACCAATTTTTTAAAGAACCGATAGAAACTGCTTGGGCGTTTGCCACAATCTCGAGAGCTTCCATTAATGGAGTTTTCTCTCTCACTAAGTTTTCAACCGCCACGCAAGCGTGGTATTTAGTTTCCGCTTTGCTTTTCTGTTTTGCGGTTGCTTTATCAAACGGCTGCCATAAAGCTTCTTTTACATAACGTTCGGCTTTGCCTTTTTCAGCTTTATCCGTCACGTTTATTTCTGTTTTTAGGCTCTTCGCATATTGAATTTTGAGGGCCTGTTGGGTTTCAGGGGGAAGGCTGGTGAGGAGGTATTCGTATGCTTTGCCCTGTTTCCCTTCTTGCTGTTTCTTTTTCCATAGTTCCTGTCTGGCTTTTTTATTTACGCCTTGTGGAGAACTTGGCATTCCTGCTAAACCAGCTAGATCAGTAGCTGAGAACCATTCGTTCATAAAGCTCTCCTATTCGTAACGAGAAGGCCAAATCTCCTGTGGCGTTTTGCCAATTGCCTTTGCGATGATTTGCTCGCCTTTTGGATATTTCCGTTCTAATGCGTTATTCAGTGTTCTCGGATGTAACCCTGCTTCTGTTGATAGCCTTGCAAGAGTTGTTCCAGCCTTTCTTACTGACGCAACAATATCTGCTCGATGCATATCCCTTGCTAATAACGCACAAAACAAAGCGGTCTATTTTGCTAAAATTATGCAAAATAGACCGCTTATTCAAGTAAGCTATTACTAGCGAATATTATTGTTCCAAAGTAATCGTGTCTTTAATTTTTTTCAGTGCCGTATTTTCAAGCTGACGAACACGCTCAGCTGAAATACTATATTTGGCAGCTAATTCGTGTAATGTGGCTTTATTTTCATCTAACCAGCGTGTTTTAATAATATCTTGACTGCGTTCATCTAATGTAGCTAATGCATAGGCTAATTTAGCCGTTGCCTCACCGGTATGCTGTTCTTCTTCCAATTCATCAGCAAAATTTGAGCTATTATCTTCTAAATACATAGACGGCACATAAACTTCACTTTCATCTTCATTTACAGAAATATCAAAGCCAACATCTTGTCCTGTCATACGCGACTCCATTTCACGCACTTCTTCAGTTGAAACACCTAAATCTTGTGCGACTTGCTGAATTTCATCTTCATTAAACCAAGCTAAACGATGTTTATTTTTGCGTAAATTAAAAAATAGTTTACGTTGTGCCTTCGTGGTAGCCACTTTCACAATCCGCCAATTTTTTAATACATATTCGTGAATCTCTGCTTTAACCCAATGCACCGCAAAAGAAACCAAACGAACACCCACGTTTGGATCAAAACGTTTTACTGCTTTCATCAAGCCGATATTACCCTCTTGAATTAAATCGGCTAACGGCAAACCATAGCCCATATACCCACGAGCAATATGAATCACAAAACGCATATGCGACAAAATAAGTTGCTTTGCTGCATCAACATCTTCATCATAATAATAACGCTCTGCCAACGTTTTCTCTTGTTCCGCGGTTAAAATCGGGTATTGGTTGGCCATTCGAATATAACTATCTAAATTACCTTGCTGAACAGGTAAACTACCTTGAACTAACGCGGAGTGCATTATTTTATGTTGCAGTTCAGACTCTTCTAAAATATCCTGAGCATCAGCTTCAAGAATTTCAGCGTCCTCAATCTCATATTCATCAAATTTTTTCAT